CCGATGTATGAGAAAGCAATCTGCGCTTCGCCGGAAAAACGACCATCCGACTACTGCATTGCTATGGACTATGGAACAATGAACGCATTTGCGGCGCTTTTGTTTGCCAAAATCGACAACACATGGTATGCTATTCGTGAATATTACTATAGTGGACGTGAAAAAAAGATACAAAAAACAGATGAGCAATATGCACAAGATATAGATGTCTGGTGTGCAGATGTAGAGCCGGAAAAACGGCTCACAACAATTATTGATCCGTCTGCCGCATCTTTTATCGCATTACTGCGAAAAAGAAATCATAGATACAAGGTTATCCCGGCCGACAACGCTGTTATGGATGGAATACGAGAAACGGCGAATGCTTTAGAAAATGGATACGTGAAGATATCTCCAACCTGCGAAAACTGGAAGAACGAAGCCGCAGGCTATGTTTGGGATGCAGACGCCGTGGAAGATGGAGATGACAGGCCGATAAAAATAAATGACCATTTGATGGATGCAACTCGTTATTTTGTAAAAACAAAGCATATTATCAAAAAGACGATAAGGAGGTAAGTAATGATCACCTATCAGGACTTGCAGGACGTAGGAACTGACGAAAGTAAACGCATGGAATTTGTGAGGAATGTTATTCACACTCATGAAAACTCAGATGAGTATAAGATGGCTCAGACTGCTGATCTGTACGACAAAAGGCAAAACAAAACCATCATGGAATACCGTAAACTGCTGTATACCATTACTGGGCAGGCTGTGGAGGATAATTTCAGCGCAAACTACAAGCTGTGTTCTGCCTTTTTCCAAAGATTGGTCACTCAGCAAAATCAGTTCCTGCTTGGCAATGGCGTTAGTTGGAATGAGGGCACAACTGCTGATTCTCTGGGAAACGACTTCGATACGAGATTGCAAGAAGCAGGACACTATGCTCTCGTGGACGGAGTGTCTTTTGGTTTTTGGAATCTGGATCATATGGAGGTGTTTCGTCTTTTGGAATTTGCGCCGCTTTGGGATGAAGAAGATGGCGGATTAAAGGCCGGAGTGAGATTTTGGCGCATTGATCCTTTAAAACCTTTGCGAGCAACTTTATACGAATTAGATGGATATACGGATTACATCTGGCGTTCCGACGGACCAGAAGTGCTGAATCCTAAACGCCAATATATCTTGAAAGTCCGTAAAAGCCTCTCAGAGGGAACGGAAATTATAGACGGTGAGAATTACCCCTCATTCCCTATCGTCCCTCTATGGGGCAATCAGCACCACCAGAGCGAGCTTGTAGGACTACAGGAGTCCATTGACGCTTATGACCTGATCAAATCTGGATTCGCCAACGACATCGACGATGCTTCCCTGATTTATTGGACGATCAACAATGCCGGAGGGATGGATGATATTGACCTTGTAAATTTCGTCAACCACATGAAAACTGTAAAAGCCGCTGTGATAGATGATGATGGTGCGAGGGCTGAGTCACATAGTATTGAGGTTCCGTATGCAAGCCGTGAAGCTATCTTGGAGAGATTGAGATCAGATATCTACGATGATTTCATGGCATTGGATACGAAGAATCTTGCTTCCGGCGCTGTTACTGCCACACAGATCAAAGCGGCCTATGAGCCAATGAACAACAAAGCGGATCTGTACGAATATCAGATGATTGATTTCCTGCAATCCATTCTGGAGCTTGCCGGAGTTGAGGATGATCCTTCTTTTACCCGGTCAATGATTATCAACATGCAGGAAAATATCCAGACTCTTGTACAGGCCGCAACTTATCTTTCCAGTGAATACGTCACGCAGAAAACTTTGGAATATCTGGGTGATACGGATAAACTGGAGGACGTTCTGGCGCAGATGCAGGAAGATGAAATGACGGCTATGGGTGTTTCCGGCGAAGAAAGCGAAGAATCTGATTTTGACGAAGAAGACAACAGCGATATCAATGCTCAGTTAGATGAACTGTTAGCGCTTTTGGAGAGTGATGAAGATGGCGAATAAAAACACAGATTATGCCAAATGGTATTATGAAAATTACGCCAGTAAAGGCCGGAAAAAGGGCCGGGATCGTGCTCGTTCTATGAATATTCAGAACCGTGGAAGCACTGCGGGGCTGAATACCAGTGGAAAAGCCGCCGCTATGAGGGCAAAAGATCGGTATAATGCCACAAAAAAGAGCGAAAGAGACAGAATAGCCGCCGAAACCAATGCCAAAATAGCGGAATTAAGAGAAAAACTCAAAAATATGAGCTCCGAGGATAAGAAAAAGTATCGAGAACAAATCCAAAGAAAAATCTCTGATATCCGTGAACTGGCAAAACAAAAGAAGATGCGCTCTGACCGTTCTTTGGAACTGCAATACTATGCGGATCTGGACGATATCCGAATGGATGCTTCTATGCAAAACATGGATTCTACCGCAGGCCTGAACACTGAAGGGAAGATTCAGGCTATGCAGGCAAAGGAGGAAATTAACGAAAAGAAGAAAAAGCGTTTGGAAGATGTAAAGACGAAGATCAATGATGAGATTGCGAAAGTAAGAGAATCCATAAATCAAATCATTGACAATACTGCAAAACAGCAATTGGATATGCAGAAAGAGCAGATGCGTCAATTACGGAATCGTATGTCCTTGCTTCCTAAAGACCAGAAATACGGAGTAAGAAACCAGATTGAAAGTCTGAAAAAAGATATGGTTGGGACTAAAGATCGTATTGCCGCAAATAAGGAAAAGGTGAAAGCAAAGAAGGAACAAATAAAAAAAGATATTGAAAATATACGTTCAAAATATAAGAGCGAAAGAGAAACCGTTATTGCAGATGCAAAGAAAGAGTATAAGGATAAACTAAAATCCCTAATCACGAACTCCAATTACAGAAAGGGTGTGTCTTGATGGATCCGTTGCGAAGATCAACGAACAAAACCCTTAAGCAGGTGGAAAAGAAACTACGGAAAGAGTATAAGCAGGCTCAGGATGAACTTTTTCAGAAATTGCAGGACCATTGGGATGCCTATAAAATCAAAGATGCCATAAAACGCAGGCAGTTAAAAGAAGGGAAGATTTCGCTGAAAGAATATCAGCAATGGCTTGCCGGACAAATAGCCACAGGCCGCAGATGGGAGGAAATGCGAAATCAAATCGCAAAAGACCTTGCTAATGTCAATGAGATTGCAAAAAGCATTGTCAATAGTTATGTTCCTGATGTGTATGCGGAAGCACATAATTATGGGACTTATGAAGTGGAACATGGGCTAAATGTGGATACTTCATACACACTGTATGATGCCGAAACTATAGAACGCATCATACGGGAAAATCCTGAGTTGTTGCCGCCGCCCGGGAAAAAGCTGATGGATGAGATTGCAAAGGGAAAGGCAGTCAGATGGGAGGAAGGTCAGATCCAGAGTGTCATTATGCAAGCAATTTTGCAGGGCGAAAGCGTCCCTGACATTGCCAGACGTATGGCGTTAATGCTTGGAATCAAAGATTTTAAAGCCGCTATGAGATATGCCAGAACTGCTATCAATGCCGCCGAAAATGCCGGAAAACTAGACAGCTATTTTCGAGCAAGAAGCATGGGACTGGAAATTGAAAAAACATGGTCCGCTATCTTGGATGGAAGAACACGTCATGCTCATAGAGAACTGGATGGTCAGACTTTACCATTGGAAGAACCTTTTTCAAATGAATTTGGTGAGATCATGTATCCGGGTGATCCCGGCGCAGATCATGCGAACACATGGAACTGTCGCTGTGGTATGGTGTCTCAGCTGAAAGGATTTGAATTAGATCATAAAGATTTAAGCTTGCGGAATACTTCAAAGATGGGCGACATGAGTTACGAAGAATGGGAAGATGCACATGGCGAATCTCAGGATATTCTGGAGCCTATAAAGATCGCCAATATCATGAAAATGCGATATAGGCGAGATTACAGGAGGTGATTAAGTGGAAATCAAGGTTAATAAGGATGAATCTCAAGCCGTCCTAAAAGCACTGAAAGAAGCCAAAAGAACTGCATTAGAGGCTATAGGGTTGCAAGCGCAAAGCTATGTGTTCTGGATCACTCCTGCCGACACTGGACGATTGATGAACAGCATCTCTCATAGAGTTATTGACGATGAAAGCGTAGCAATAGGAACTAATGTCGAGTATGCCGCTTATGTGGAATTGGGAACCAGTAAAACACGTGCTCAGCCTTATCTGAAGCCCGGCATTATGAATCATTTGGACGAATATAAAAAAATTGCAGAATCTGTTTTAAAGGGCAGATCCTGACCGAAAAGGGCTTATTTCACAAAATTGTGCAAATAAGCTCTTTTGTAATTTTTGGAAATTTTTGGAGTTGGACTACAGAACAAATTAGATTGTACCGTTAGTCATATGCCAAAAGCCATCTAACAGTGTAGAAATTAGTGTAGGATCGAGTCCAAAAGTGTAGGATTAGTGTAGGATGAACATATGTTCCTACATCGCAAAAATATAAAAATATTTTTGACATATATCTACATATACTTACATATTCTATACTCTTTTTTCTTCTTAGTGTAGGAATGTAGGATTATATAGTAAGAGTCCCTATAGAGAAAAAGTATATAGAGAAGTTTACGGAAATGTAGGATAATCGTACACACCCTGCATATCGTAAAAATATACAAAAATGGCCGCTCCGCAGGCGAAAACGGAACGGCCTAAAGCAAGGTGGAAAGATGAGCGAAAACAGCTCACAAAGTATCTTATCACAGAAAATGGATTTTCGCAACTATTCCCACTTGAAAAATTGTGTTTGACATGTTACACTATAGGCAAATCTCTGGTGGCAAAGAAATGCCCACAAAGCAAAGGAGGAAAACACAATGGCTCTCTCTCGCAAATTTTTATCTGCTCTGGGGATTGAAGCGGATAAAGTCGATGAAATCATCGAAGCTCACACAGAAACTGTGAATGCGTTGAAGGAAGAACGCAACCAGTATAAGGCTGATGCTGAAAAACTGCCGGGAGTCCAAAGGGAACTGGACGATCTGAAAGACAGCGTGGCCAACAATCCTGATGCCGCTTACAAAAAGCAGTATGAGGATGTGAAGAAAGAGTATGATGACTATAAGGCCAGTGTGGAAGCTAAAGAAACCAAAGCGAAAAAGACGGAAGCCTATCGCAAGATTCTGCAGGATGCAAAAATCTCCGAAAACCGCATTGAAACTGTATTGCGAGTATCCGACGTTGACAAGTTGGAATTCGACGAGAAAGGCAATGTAAAAGACGAGAAGAAATTCGTCGCTGAGGCCGCAAAGGAATGGGCCGATTTTGTGGTTGTGGAAGGGCAGGAGGGCGCCAGAACTGCGAATCCGCCTGCGGGCAACAATGGAGGCGGCGCAGGTGGTCATCAGCCTAGCAGAGCCGCTGAACTTGCGGCGAAATATCGGCAGAATCTGTACGGGGTGGAACCGTCGAAAGGAGATCAGAAATGAGCTTTAACCAGAACGATGTAACTTCTAGCAAGGTTTATGCTCCGGGCTATTTCCTTGCACACGAAGAATGCGAAAGAAAAACCAGACAGATCCCGCAGGCCGGAGCTGTTTCTCGCCCGGATGGCGCAAAATACGTAAAAATGGGGACTGTGTTTCCTGCCAATAACGGCACTGCCATCGGTATCGTCTATGAGGATGTGGATGTCACGTCTGGCGATATGCCAGGATCTGTAGTCCTTAAAGGCGTTGTATATGAAGACCGTCTTCCGGAGGCGGTGGATACGTACAGTTCTGCGACTGTACCGACTGGCGGCAATCCTAAAGAATTAGGGCTGTACGAGAGAAGTGGAACTTCTCCCAACTATGATTACACGCCTACGACGGATACTACTGCCGCTGATGGCAAAACCTATTACAGTTACGATGGAAAGAAGATTGCCTCTGCGGCAAAGACGGCACTGGAAGCAAAGGGCTTTACCTTTGTGACTGAGCCGACTGTTACCAGACCAGATTGGGTAAATTCGTAATGAAAGGAGTAAATGACGATGCCTACGCCGATTAAATGGGAAAATAATATCATGGGATTTGTCCCGAAAACCGATTGGCTTGACATGGACTTTAATCCTGCCAGACCGAATGATCCTGCCGATCAGGTAATCGGAGACCAGAAGACCGAAAACCTTGTGGCTGAATGGGAATCTATCAATTCTCAGTATCAGATCCCGGTGATGGCACACTTCCATGGATTTGACACCGAAGCCAATACCACGTTCCGTGTGCCGATCGATAACCACAATATCGAAAAGGGACTGATTAAGGTTAAGATTAACCAGTCCGAAAGAATGCGTGCTCTGCTTCGCAATGGAGTGCAGAATGACTCCGCATTGTATGATTATGTCATCAATGACGGACTTCGTCTGGCTGATCAGGTTGTTACCAGAACGAAGGTCGCAAAGAATGAACTGCTTGCGACCGGGCAGATCACCATCAAGGAGAATGAGCTCGACCTGACTGTGGATTACGGTGTTGATTCCTCCCATAAGGCTTTGACTCTTGACTTTTCCGATAATGCCGCCGCAAGTATCCCTGAACAGCTTCAGGAGATTGTAGACACTGCACTGGAAGCAGGCGTTATCCTGACTGGCATGTATACTTCCCGGAAAAACATTGGTAAGATGCGTGCAAATGCCGATCTTCAGAAGGTCATCAATGGCAATCTTGCCGAGGGTGCTCTGCTTAGTGTTACGGCATTGCAGAACTATCTGGCAGAGGAATTTGGCCTTGGACGGATTATCACCAATGACCTGACTTATGGTGCATCTGCTACCATTGATCAGAATACTGGCAGACCTGTAATCCAGTCCAAACGCTACTTCCCTCAGGATAAGATTACCTTCTTTGCTGGGAATACTGCCGGAAGACTTGGTATTGGTCTGTGGGGCGATCCGCCTGAGACAGACGTTACTCAGCTTCTTGATGTATCACAGGCACAAGCTGAAAAGCCGTTTGTATATATCACTCAGTGGGCGGAGAATGATCCGGCTGTGCTGTGGACGAAAGCAAGTTCCTTGTTTATGCCAGTGCTTTACAACCCTGATTCTCTGTGGATTGCTACCGTTTCCGAGTAAAGGGAGATCAAAATGGAAATACTGACCGAGTTATGTCAAGAGCTGCGGAATTGGTTTGACAGAGGACTTCCAAAATACACTGGAAACTTTGTGATTACAGATGGCCAAATCGCAAATACTGACTTAAAACAAGGTCAGTATTTTCGTATTATTGGGAGTCTTTTTAACGATGGAGTCCATAGATTCTCCGAGTCGGAGGACGATAAACTTGTGGATGAAGTCTTTGATGGTACTATATGGGCGATGGCGGTGCCTCCTAGCGTCATCGCCTTGGCTAATGACATAGCCGAATGGATGGAGAAATACGGAGGTATCGACAGCACCAATATGAGCCCTTTTCAATCCGAATCATTTGGAGGTTATACTTACAACAAAGGATATTCTGGCGGAGGAAGTGGCTCTGGTTCAAGCGGCCCAGTTTCATGGCAAAGTGTGTTTAGAGACAGAATGAACAGGTGGAGGAAGATATGAGTTTGCTCGATGAGGCGATGGAAAAATTTGTTTTGATGGACAGAAAGACAGCTCCGGATGGATATGGTGGATATATTTCCACATGGGAAGATGGGGCGTCATTTGATGCCGCCGCTGTGTTAGATACATCCATGCAGGCAAGAATTGGAGAGAAACAAGGCGTAACTGCTTTATACACGATTACCACGAAAAAGGCCATGAATTTACAGTTTCATGATGTCGCAAGGCGAGTTTCTGACGGAAAGATTTTCCGTATCACATCCGATGGAGATGACAAGAAAACGCCTATGAGTGCCGGATTAAACATGAGGCAGGTATCTGCCGAGGAATGGGTGTTGCCGAATGGATAAATGGCAAGCATTAGATGCTTTTTGGTCGTCTTTCGAAATTCCTGCTTATGATGAAAACAGTGTGCCGGATAATGCCGAAATGCCATACATAACTTATGCCGCAGAAATCTCTGATTTCGAGGATCCGCTTTTGCTGACAGGATCAGTGTGGTATCGAAGTACAAGTTGGACTCAGGCATCTCAAAAAGTGGAGGAAATAGAACAAGCATTAAAGGATTATAAGCTGATGCCAATAGATGG